CAAGATGAGAATTTCTCATACTTGGTAGAATTTAACCGTCAAAGGTTAAATCCAGGCAGTTTATCTGCTTGATCCCACAAGTGACAATGTAGTACTCCGATTGAATGATAGACTCGACCTCTCGCAAGGTCAACTTTGAGAAGGCTTGTACCCTACCCTTAAAGTGAGTGAAGAATAAATCTTAACTACTACTTGTTAGGAAGTAAGGACGCAGACCCGGGTCTCATTGGCGATAGCCGCGAGAGAGTCTACCACATAAATGGTAGGCAAGGGAATGTAATTCTTTATTAAACCTAAACGTAATCGACGTCCATTCACATGGTGGCTGCAGCCTGTTTCTTCCAAGAAACAGAAACTGAAGTCTCATCGATTTATAACCTTATCTACAACAACACAAAATATTTTTAATTTTGCGAGATGGAGATGAGATCATAAATTAATGAGTGCCATGCCCTTTGTAAAAGGAGGGCACCTATTACTCTCTCACTTATTAAAGTTAAAGAGAATAATAGGAGGTCGTATTACTTTTAAACTAATAAAGGATTCCCTTACCTTACTTAGAAAATTGAACATGATACGGGTCCACCAGGGTAATAAAGGATTAGTAATTTTCCTTAAAACCCTGGCCGTATCTGTCCAACAGTCTTCGGGAGGGTATATAATAAAAGATCAAAGATTAATTGGTGCGAGATTTTCTCGTACCAACTCTGGTCTTCCACGTATATTCTCTCCCTACCTTCGTAGGATGATTAGTGATAGAAATCCTTATTTAATTAGATATGTTTTAACAATTCTAAATCTATATAGAATTATTAATATAGATTATAAGGAATCTCTAAGCACTATTACATCTGCGGGTGTTACCTGGAACCATGGAAAATACTTTAAGTATATTGATTTATTTCTAAACTTGTTTGTCCCTCAAAGACTGTCATCTTATTCTAAAAGATTGTCATATTTGAAAGACAAATTCAACGTTTCGAAATACTTCATAATACTTAGAAGTTCTCCTGAATCGAACCCATTTTGATCTACTCATCCCAAATCCCTCTTAAAGTCTTTATGGGCTTTATTTGGTATTGGAAATGAGCAGTTAAAAATGAGCTTCTATCAGTTAGGTTCGGTGTATGCTGAAAATCTATTATGAAATATGAATAGAATTTCAGGGTCATCTCCTTTTGGGAAATGGCAAAGAAGAGAATCAATAAGTTCTCTTCCTGATACAACCGATCCAACTCCAAATAATTTAGTTTTTGAAAATAAATTAAAATTAGGAAGCTTAGGTTTTAGACAGGAGGCCGCTGGAAAACTTCGAGTTTTCGCTATGGTAGACCCATTCACTCAATGATTATTATATCCTCTCCATAAGATGATCTTTTGTATATTAAGATCTATTCCAATGGATGGGACTTTTAATCAGTTAAAACCTATTTATAGGTTATTAAACATGAAGTGTAATGGTCTCTATAGCTTAGACTTGAGTGCAGCCACAGATAGATTGCCAGTATTATTACAAGCAGAAATCTTAAATAGGTTATTTTTACCTTATTGTAAGGGTCTGTTTGGAACATATTGATCATACCTACTTGTAGGTAGATCATACTGATATAAACTTCCATTTTCAAAGAAATCTGGAAATGTTAAATATTCAGTAGGGCAACCTATGGGTGCGTTGAGTTCATGAGCTATGTTAGCTCTAACTCATCATTTCCTAGTTCAGGTAGCCGCATGAAGATCTGGAGCTTATAGTAACTATAAGCTATTTTCTAAGTATGCACTACTAGGTGATGACCTAGTACTCGGTGACCGACGGGTTGCTGCCCAATATCTTGTATTACTACAAGAATTAGGAGTATCAGTAGGTTTAGCCAAATCAATTATCTCAAAGAATAAATATTCTAAGGGAGTTGAATTTGCTAAAAAGACTTTACTTGTTATAAGAGGTAAGATTCACAATGTGAGTCCAATCCCTTTTAAAGAAGTAAACTCTGCTCTATCTGATATTGCTTCTTGAGCAGCATTTGCACAAACTCACAAATTACCTTTCCATCTTCAAGCTAAAATACTTGGACATGGATATAAGACAGAAGTTTCTTGTTTTAGAAGAATGAATCATTCTTTAAAGGTGTTATTCCTGGCCAATATGACCAAGAGTAATATAAATTCAGATTTTCTGAATTTAGGACAAAAAGTCCCCAAAGAGATTGATTTGCTTCTTCCAGAATTCAAAAAATCTGTTTTAAAACCGGTAATGAGTGGAATTATGCAAGATATAAACTCTGTAACTTCTTTAGCTACAAAGTCATATCCCCCTAGAACTGATCCTCTAGGTCTTTTCTTTAATAAAACTTTAGATCCCTTAATGGGTTTAACAAAAAGAACCTCACGGTTCAATTGAGAAACCCTAGAATACTTGGTTAGATTTCCAGGTATTATAAAAGGAATTAAGGTCTTAAAGGAAGCACACTTGTTGTTACACGATCTTAATAAAATTAAAGATATGAATACGGCTTTAAGCATCATGCTTAAAGTAATGCGAATTAGAACGCAATATAGTAGAGAAGCTCTCGATTTAAAATTTATAAATCGATTACCCTCTACCACGTTACCATATCAAATAAGATTGTTTAGATCGTGATCTCGACTAGTGCATAAGCTGGTAAGAAAGAATCCAACCTAATGAGTAACATCATTAGTAAAACTTAAAAGTAATACGTCACAATGTGATCCCATAATAGGCTGAAATCATCTAAGCCTATGCACTGTAGTGCTCCCTGCACAAGAAAATCCAAAGTTTGGAAACAGACCGAGGTGGGGCTTGTGCAGTAAGAAGTCCTTATGCATTAAATTTTACAAAAGAGAGTTAAC